CATGCCCTGCTGTCTCCATGCCCTGCTGTCTCCATGCCCTGCTGTCTCCATGCCCTGCTGTCTCCATGCCCTGCTGTCTCCATGCCCTGCTGTCTCCATGTCACCAAGCTTTATAACATATAAAGTCTGGAGCAAGTACCCCTCTTTAAATCTCAAATACCCCTACCCCTTTTAGCTGGACGGGGTACTCAGCGCTATTTTTTACGCCAAAATCCCAAAATGGGAAAATCGAATCGCCTCACTCAATGCCCGAAATAGCAACACCTCAACGCCAAAATCCTAAAATGGAAAAATCGCCCCAACGCCTGCCCTCCGAGATAGTTAGGACAGATCGGAGTGCTCAAAACAGCCCCAAAATCGTCAACGCAGGAAATCCGCAGAAATGAAATTGAAATCCAAAAAAAACCCACAACCCATAACTTTTTCTTATGGATTGCTTGACTCATAAGAAAAAGTTATGGTAAAGGAATTGGAAACTTATCTTTTGAAGGTCGGATTTTCATGCATCTTACCACCGAATGTCAAAACCTCAACAGTTATGGAATGGTGATGTCAAATCGAAACTTATCAGGGATTTGGCAACGACCGCCGAAACCGAAAAAAATCAAGGTCTGTTTACAAAATTTTATAGTTATACAGCTACGTTACATCAAGTGTAAACAGAGTAAACAGAGATTTCAAACATTTTTTTCATTTAGGCGAAAACAGGCAAAAAGTGTAAACAGAGAGATCCAAAACTCTGTTTACACTTTTTCACTCTGTTTACACTTTTTTGGGATTTGTAAACAGTGTAAACAGATGTAAACAGAGAAAAACGCTCTCTGTTTACAAGAATTCCTTAATAATTCTATATATCTATATTATTTGTAAACAGTGTAAACAGAGAATATGGTAAAAAATTATAAAAATGAATTAGAGAGACATATATTACTCATATGGAATATATGCCTCTCTAAATCGATTTATAGCGCTAAATGGGTTTTTTCTGTTTACTCTGTTTACAAATCAAAATTAGAGAGAACGGATTTCAAAAGCCGATTTTGACACCTAAATAGTGAGGATTGACATGACAGAGTATAACACCTTAACGCCGGTCGCCGGACGCGATGAAAAGAACCGCATGATCTTGAGAATGGAAGCGGTTCAGAAATGCACTCCGCAATGCCTGTTGTGGAATGAATGTCCGTATGAAGGGACAAAAAAACGACAAAGCAAATGCCAGATAGAGGTGCAGTTTTTAAATGGCGTTTTCGGAACGTTATTCGACCCGGGATCAGATAAGAATCTGAGTGGTGTTTTAAATGACCTGGAGTTTCAGCGGGTATGCACCACGCTCATGCCGTTGTATCACCAGTTGGTTCGCATGAATAAAGAAGCGTATACCGTTAAACGGGTCAGCTACGTCAACAAGCAGGGAAGCATCGCCATGCACCCGGTCTTCAGGGAACAGCGTGAAATCATCAAATCCATCAATGCCGAAATGCGCGAGCTGAAATTGATCGAGCGGTGGGAAAAACATTTTGGTTCAGCGAAATCGTTGAAAATGAAAGGCATGAGCATTGAAGATATGTTCGAAACCGGCGACCCGGACTATTACAACAGCATGGCCGGGGGAAAAGCCAAGCCCAAGAAAAAGGAGAACAAATCTTAAATGGGTAAATACAACGAGAAGTATCGGGACGGCGGGAAAGGCTTTACCGCCTGGGCGGACGAGAACGTCTGTGTTCCGATTTACCCCGAAGGGTCCGACATTCCGGTATGGACTTTGCTGGGAGAGCTTCCGGATGATCCACATCCCACTACCGGCCGGTCGTACAAGAGTATGTGGGACGAGCAGAAGTCGATATGCCTTGAGGCGCTCAGGATGGAAAACGGTCGGTTCATTCATCGCCTGATCGTCCTCTGTTGGCCCCGCGGTGATGGGAAATCGCTGCTGGCCTGTCTGATTCAACTGTGGAAGTTTTTCAACTGGCCGCGACAGCAGATCATGCTGGGCGCCAACAGTGTTTCGCAGATTCGGTTTGTGCATTACGACATCATGCGGGACGTGATCATCAATTCGCCTCGGCTCCTGGCCCGGATAGGGCGTAAAAACATTCAGGAAAAAGAAATCCGCCTGACGGACGAGAAAGGGAACATTCGTTCCATTCTCAGGGCCATGTCAAGTTTCAGCGGGATCGTGTCCAACATATCCGGATACACGTTCAGTGAAATCTTTGACATGAAAAACCCGAAATTCTATGTGCAGCTGGACGGCTCCATTCGAAATATGCCGAACGCCATCGGGATTATTGATTCGACCGTTTCGGAAAAGTCCCACGTCCTGTATCGCCTTTACCAGACCTATCGCAAAAAGAAAGACCCGTCGCTCTTTTTTTCCTACCGGTGCAGTCCCAAAGGTTCCGCCGACGACTTCATGAACCCGAACATGACCCAGGTTCAGTTGAATTCCTACAAGGAGAAATTCCCTTTGGGAGAGTTCGACCGGTACTTCAAGAACCTGTGGTCGGCCGGTGCCGAGCGGGTATTCACGGACGAAATGGTGGAAGCGTCGAACTTCTTTGGCGTTGACCACCAGATCGGGAACCACCATGCTTTGATCGAGATCCTGACGCGGAAAAACAACCTCATCGCTCAGGAAGAAAAGATGATCCGCAGGGAAGGTGACAAGGAGCTGGACGAAACCAAGAACCCGGCCATCATCTCGCAGCTGGAAGCGCGGCACGCCGACCAGTTTGAAGAGATCGACAGTCGCCTGTGGCCCGTATCGGACATTTACCAACTTCGGGACCCTTCGACCGGACTTCCGGCCATGGCCACCATGCAGGACCTGGAAAAGCTGTCCGACATTTACGATACCAACTGGGCGGTGATGGCGGGGATGGACAGGGCCGATCCCATGAAAGCCAGTACAGCGGCCAGAACCATCGTGACCGCCGTGGCTAAAGGGCTTGTGGGCAGCAGGACCAACCCGTTCCCTGTCAACGATACGGATGCGCCGCGCTACACGTATATTCTCCTGCACCTGGCAGACATCGAGGACCATTCCATAGAGGCCGTCCAGGACACGCTGATCAACATCAAGAACGAGTTTGACGGGATCGACGCGTTCGGGACGGAACGGTGGGGGGCCGTTGACCTGGTGAACTGGTGCAACGCCGAGGACATTCTGCCGATCATTTACTATCCGACCTATTCCCGCCAAAGGGCTATGTTCACGGAGTTGTTCCTGGCGTACAAGAACGGACGGTTCAAAACACCGCCGCTTTGGATCAGGGGGTACAAGGAAGAGGACGTGCTGAAAGAAGAAGCGAAGGTCTTCGACCACAACCCGGCGGCCACCAAAGGTAAGTTCGGGAGTCCGGAGAAGTCGGAAAAGTACGGCCGGCAGGATGACTGCATGTTTTCGCTGGGGAGTGCGGTCTATGCGGGTCTTTCGCTTACCGTGGAGTCGTTCAGGGAACGTAAGGGAAGCAATTCGTTCGGGTTCGTGTTTCAGGGGGAAGGGTTGCTTGGAGTTTACTATTAAAAAAAATGAAAAAAAAGTCTTGACATTGTTAACTAACTTGTGTTACGAGGGCTTAACATGGTAGCGAAAACGCGACCCTATGAAGAATCTATCAGACAAAAAAGTAAGAAAACAGGGATTAAGGCGCGTTGTATCAGGTGTGATAGTGTTCTCTTTATCGTGACATTAGGGTTCTGGAGTATAAAACATGGCATAAAAGTAAAATGCCGCAACTGCGGTCTGATTAACGAATTATAGGTAGTTTGAGCGCTTCAAGCGCCTAATACGTAGTTATCCACTAAGAGAGCTTTTCAAAAGCCTGGATGCAGAAGGGACTCCCGTACCCTTCCGCGTTCAGGCTTTTTTTTTTTGGATCAACGATGCCAGACGAGTCGATGACCCTAGACCAGATTCCGGAAGAACACCTTCGAGTAATTGCCGAAGCGTTCCCTCAGTTGTCCATGAGCGCATGGCAGTATTCCCCGAGTACGGGGGGATATGCCGGCGCTGGTGGAGAATTGGTTGACGCGGACGGATTCTCCCCGAACCTTGACGGCGATGATAAGGAAGACCCTGCCATCACCAGGGAAATTCTTCAGAAGGAATGCTGGCTCAAGGCACACCGAACCCCCCAGGTAAACACGGCCATTCGAGGGCAGACCGGAAGGTTGACCGGCTTCGGGTTTGAGATGACGTCCGAGGTTCCCGACATCCAGGACGCCATCGAAGAGATCGAGCTGGACCCCCGCAACCGCCTTTACAACTTCTGGCCCAAGTACGTCACCCGGGCCTTTATCGAAGGGGAGTTGAGGCTGTGTTGTACCGTCCATGAAAACGGGTTTATCGAAGTGGATTTCATTGACCCGGCCGTTGTGCGTTCCCCCCTGGTGGAAAGCGGCATCATCTTTCATCCCCGCAAAACCACCATGCCGCTGATTTACTGCATTCGAACGGATGACAACACGGAAGAGCACATTCCCTCCATCTTCATCGCTCGATACCCGGAATTGATGAGCATCGCCAGCCAACAGAAAGGGTTTGACGCCGATAAACTCAAAGGGAGCCGGCGCCAGAAGTTCAAAAACCTCGGCGGCTTCTATCGGTTCATCATCGAGTGGGACAAATCAACCATCACCAAACGCAACGTCGGTCATGTCCGTACCATCCTGGAATGGCTGAATCACTGGGAAACGCTCAAGAAATACGAAATTGATCATAAGAAATCGGCCGGCGCCTACTTGTGGGAACACCAGTTCCAGACCACCAAAGCGTGGATGCTGTGGCTTAAGATGTCCGACGAGGACCGGCGCAAGACCGGGATCGCCGGGGCCAAGTCCCCCGGGACGTCCATCGTTACAGGACCGGACCTCAAGACCCATGTTCACAACCCGAACCTTCCGAGCATATCCGGTTCCGATACGGACATCATGGCCCAGGTCACGAGCGGCTTGAATGAATCGGAAGACGTGACGACCGGCAGCCTGAACGCCACCTTCGCGTCGGCCAAGGCCAGCCGCGGTCCCATGAGCGACCGGACCAGTGACGAAATCGCCTACTTCGAGCGGTTCCTGATCCATGACTTCTGGAGCGGGGTGTTCTTCCTGAAAAGCCAGGTGAGCGACTTTCCTCAGGTATTCCGTGTGAAGGAAGCCGTTGACTACAAAAACCGCAAGCCGGTGTTCAAAATCAAGAAAAAACGACCGGAGCAACTGGTCGAAATCAGTTTTCCGACGAGTGAAGTGAACGACGCCGAGGCGAGGGCCAGGGCGTTCTTCGGTTCCAAGCACGCGTCCCTGCATGACACGGCGGGTCTGCCCATGTCGAAACTGGTCAAGAAGATGGGGTTCGGGAACTATCGCCGGGATCGGCTCCAGTACGAAACGGAAAAGGACAAATACCCGGACCTGCCGCTGACGCTGGATGCCGAGTCCATGCAGGAAAAACAGCAGGCGGAACCGTCTAAAGACACGTTGAAGAAAAACAAGGAGGAGCAAGATGGCCAAGATGCTTCTGAATAGATTGGCGGCCGAGGTGTTCGACAAGCCGTTGATGATTCACCCGGCAAAGCTGGCGGTGATCATGGGGGTGATCGGGGACCGTATGGGTTTGGAAACGGTCGATGTTCCCGAAGCGGAGTTTCAATCCGAAAAACGGGCGACCGCGACATTCCCGAAAAAAATCAGTGTCATTCCCATCAGCGGAAGCCTGGTTCACAAAACCCACGGTCTGGACGCCATGAGCGGCCTTCAGTCCTACAACGATATTCGTCAGAGCTTTCAGGCGGCGCTCGCGGAAGACTCTGCCGCCATCCTGTTCGACATCGACTCGCCGGGCGGGGATTCAAACGGTGTTCTGGACCTGGCCGACGAAATCTATCGGGCCAGGGGCACGAAACCGATCTATGCCGTGGCCAACGAATCGGCGTACTCGGCGGCCTATGCCATTGCGTCCGCGGCCGACAAGATATTTCTGTCCAGAACGGCTGGCGTGGGATCGGTCGGGGTGATCGGGGTCCATCGGGACCAGAGCGAAGCGGACGCCAAAGCCGGTCTCAAGTACACCACCATGTTCAAGGGGGCCAGAAAAGCGGATTTCAATCCGCATGAACCCTTGTCTCCGGAAGCTAAGGCGATCTTCGACGGGATCATATCGGATCATTACGATGATTTTGTGGAACTGGTGGCTCGCAACAGAGGTTTGAAGACCCGGCAGGTCAAAGCGACCGAAGCTGGTTTTTTTATTGGTGAGAAAGCAATCCAACAGGGCCTTGCGGACGAAGTTGTTTCGTTCAGTGAGGTGCCTGCCAGAATTTTGGAAGACTTGAATGCTAATCAACAAGGCACGGAGGATAACGATATGCCTTCAAAAGACGAAAAAACAGAGAGAAAGGAGGAAGTAATTATGGATGTCACGGAACTTCGAAGCAAGTTTCCGGACCTTGTGGCGCAGCTTGAGTCTTCCACGAAAGAAGCTACCGCAACCGAGTTCAACGCGAAGCTGGAGAAGGTGATGGCTGAAAACGATGCGCTTAACGAGAGGCTTTTGAAGTCTGAAAAGGCCGAGGCCATTCGCCAGGAGAAGGACATTAAAGCGGATGCGGAGCTGATCTGGACCAAGGCGCTTGCCAAAAGCAACATCTCGGACCGGCTTCATGACAAGGTGCGGAATCAGGTGTCCCATGACAAGTATGTTACGGACAACATCCTGGATCAGGAGGGTTTTACCACTGCGGTAAAAGCCGAGATCGAGGACTGGGAAAAACGCGGCGCCACCTCTTCGGTGATGGGGTCCGGTTTCACTTCTAGAGAAGTCGAGGACAGCGAAGCCGTTCAAGCACAGGCCCAGGACGAGGCTGACGAAAAGCTGGCCGAGGATATTTTCGCGGCCGCTGGCGGAAACCGAAAGGAGGTGAAGTAAGATGCCTTTAGGAGACACTCCTTATGTATTTCGAGGGGGGCAGGAAGACCTGAGAAGGTTGTTCTATAGCGACCCCGATAAAGCAATGTGCAAGGCCATTACGATTCCCGGCGGTTACGGTGTAATTCCGGCTGGAGCGGTGATGGGTCTTATTTCAGAAAGCACGAACCGGGTGGGGTATTACGTTCCCTACGCTCAGTTTGATGCGGTCGGTAATCAAGCGGCTGGTATTGAGGATGCTTTTGGCATTGCGTTCACGGTCAATGATGTTTCGACCGGAACTTCGGTAAACGTGTCCATGGCGGACAGCTACAAGTTCGCCGTTGGCGATCATCTGGTCATTGCAGACAGTGATTTGTCCCCGACCGACCTGGGAGCGATTACCGCTATTGACAGAACCACTTACACGCACATGGCCGTTATTACGGTAACGAACTCTTGCGGGTCCGAAACCATGGCGAAGGGTGCGGCGATCACGATTCAGTCCACCACGGCATCGCCTTACGTGAAAGCGGTTGGCGTATTGAAAGCGGGTGTGGATACCGGAACCGGTGAAAACGCGAAAGGCGGACAGGGCGTTCTGGTGATTAAAAACGCCATGCTGTACGTGAACAGTGTTTACAACTACAACGCAGATGTTTTGACAGATCTGAGCTGGGCTACGGCCGACAGCCAGTATCTGATCATGTAAGAAAGGAGGTGGACTACGATGCCTATAGGAATCAATGACATTTCGGCACTGAGATTAACGGTGCTGAACAAACTGGTCACTAAGCACATGATGCCTCCGAACCTGATCTTGAGTCAGTTCTTCCCGGATGTGAATTATGAGTCGGACAACATCGAATGGGAATCCCAGATCGGCAGCAGGGGCTTGACTCCGTTTGCGGCTGAAGATGCTGAGTCTCCGGCGGCTTCCGTACCGGGAGTTGGAGAAAACTCCGCGCAGGCGGCGTTCTGGAAAGAACGGACCTTCTTCGGGTCGTCTTTCCTGAACAACATTCGTGAGCCGGGGACCGATCGGCGGTATCAGCAAGCGACCAGGACCCTCGGGAACCAGGTTCGGAACCTGAGTAACCGGTCCTTCCGTAGAGCGGAATGGATGCGGGCGCAGATGCTTTGCAACGATGGATTCACGTATAAGGACAAGAACGGGGTTTACATCACCCTGGATTACGGAATCCCGGATGACAACAAGGTGTCCCTTGAAACCGATTACAAGTGGGACGAGGGGACCAAGCGCAACATCGTTGAAAACATCATGGACGCTCAGAACACGGTGAGTGACGCTAACTCCGCTGTGCTGAACAACGCCATTTTCACCAATGACGTTCTCAAGTACATGATTTTGGATGCCAGCATTCAAACGCTGCTGCAGAAATCGTCCTTTGGCGAAGGGGATCTGTTTACTCGGCCGCTGCCCGTTCTTGGCAGTTTGCTCGGTATCGCCAATATGTACTTGTACAACGAGGCGTACCAGATCCGGTCTTACCTGACCGCTGCGCTTGCTGCCGGGGCCGGGCCGCATACGGTTTATGTGGACTCCACCATTGATTATGAAATCGGTGGGACTCTGACCGTTCTGGATGTGTCTGCGAAAACGAAAGAAACGCTGACCATCTCTGCCGTGAACACCAACTCCGGAACCCTTACGGCGACCGGGACCCTTTCGTCCTCATACAAGGCGACGGAAGATTACGTGTACATGACCAAAAAGTTCATTCCCACCAACAAGTTCGTCATGTGGGCCGACAACGTGGAAGGTGAGCCCATTGCTGAATTCATGAAGTCTCCCCATGAGCTGGATCGGCGATGGGGGCAGCAGATTGACCGGTGGGTTGTCCGAGACCCGGACGGAATATTCGTGAGGGTGGAAGACAAGGGACTGCCTGTTCTTTATCATGAGGACGCCATATATCAACTGACAGTGGCTTAAGGGGGTGATCTGATGGAACAGAGACGAGGCCCGTTCCCCAGCCCTGCTTTTTTGCAGCAGCTTGGGGCGAATGATCCCTCCCCGATGACGGCGGTGGTTTCAGGTGAGTTCACCGCCAATGTTTCGGGCGCTCCTTTGGGCGCCTGTAATGTCGCCGGCAGAGTGTCCAATGTTTGGCTGTCGGTGGAAGCCAGCGGGAAGGACGATACCAATACGTTGTCTTTGACAGCGGATGTGTTGATCAATGGTACGTCCTGCCTGAGCACGGCACCGATTATCGCCCATGTGAGTGGTGAAGCAAGCACCAACAAAACCACCAAGGACGATGCGGACACCGGTGTGACGCAGTGTGCCATGGACGCAGACAACAACGATGTATCATACGGGGATGTCATCACGTATGACCTGGCGCTTACAAGAACCCCTTCGCCTACCACGGAGATGGGGAATGTTGTGATCGTTGTTGAATTCGAACCCGCGTAACCGGGAGGGCAATCGATGAAAATCGAAGTTCTGAAAACCTTAAAAGGTGCAAAGTTGGTACGCAGGGGCACGGTGTTTGACAGCACCGTTGCCCCCATACCAAACAACATTTTGAAAGAGCTTTCGAATGGTGCTGATACCGTAAGAATGATCGGCGCCAAGATCGCAACCGAGAAACCCATTGTTGCGGTTGAACCTGAAATTGAGATCAAACAACCCGTGCCTGTTTTGCAAGAGATCAAACATGTAGAACCGGTGCAAGAGAAATTGTCTGTCATTGATGAGCTTGAGATGCTTATCAACCACTATCCGTCAATGAGTAAAGTTGCAAAAATATTGGGTACGAGCGCTCAGAGTGTGGGCCGGTGGCGAAAAGGCCTGAACAAGCCGAGCGATGAATTTGTCGCAAAGATCCATAAAGCGTTCAAAGGATTGAACTGATGACCAGCGACGAACTGACGACTTTGTTGCAGCAGGAATTGAAAGGGCTCACTTCCAGTCTGGAAGATGACGATTTTACAAATGCTATTGCCCAGGCTCAAAGGGATTGCGGGTGGACGCTTCCGCAAACCACAGACTTCAAGATCACCTGGTTGAAGCAGCGTTCCAAGAGGCATTTGTTTTTCTACCTTCAGTCAGAGGCGGCAGCCAAGTTTCGGTTCAAGAACATCTATTTGAACCATCGGTTTGAGCATTATACGAAGTTGCTCGAAGCCATGGACAAAGAATTTGAATTGGCCATGGAAGACAATGCCTATGAGTTTGCGGGGGTTTCAGCGTTTCAGGCGGTAGCCACGCGGATCGATGCAGGATTCAGGAACGAACCTCAAACGGGGCGGGACCTTACGTATAGCGATACAAACCAGATCATTTTGACGCCAGACGAAAATTCGTAGTTCGGAGCGCGACCATGAGTGTCGGTGACGACATAAAAGAAGCCATCGTAGATGTTGGTTCGACCTACACCGTCATTCGTGACGACGGAGACATTTCTGGAGAATATGCGCTGCTTGAGTATTCAAGCCAGGTTACGAAACCGATAACCATCGAGCACTTCAGACGAGCCATGGTCGCGCATGACACGGAAATGGTTACTGGAGATATCCTTGAGTTTGACAGTGTTACTGAACGGTATCTCGTGACCAACAAAATGTCTGAGCTTTTTGAGAACGCAGTCGTTCATTTCGAGGCTGTTCTTTACAAGTGCAACATATCCAGTGGGGAGTTATTGAGGCCCAGCGGAGAAACCTGGGATGATCCAGCGGATCAGTATCACAAAACGCCAAACTGGGAAGTCATCAAGAACAACTGCGATGCCATGCAGGTAGCGTCGCTTTACGGGAACGACCTGGAAACCGACCAGGAGTTAGGGATCATGGGCTTGAACCGGGACGAAGTTCTTTTGCCGCACTCAATCGGCGCTCAGGTGTTAGACCGATGGCAACCGGCGAGTGGAGAATATTATATGATCAGCAGGATAGAGACTCGGCGGTATCCGGACATAGATGTGCTCGTCGTGGAGGAAGATCATCGTTAAACCAATCCTCTTTTGGAGGAAGTAAAAGATGAAACGTGTTTTATTTGTAGGTGAAAACCCTCTCGCAACCAGTGGAAATTCAAACATGCTGGCGGCCATGCTTGGGCAGCTGGACATGGATCGGTTCCAACCGGCCTGCCTGGTGAGGCCTGAAGTGAACCCTGCTTCTACGTTGTTTGCACCGTTGCCGTTTACGATCGTGAATGGTGCCGAGCAGATGGACCCTTGGGGGAACAGTCGATTGGTGTCTCTGGTACGAGAAGCGGATTTTGACGTTTTGTGCATGGTCGGAACTGATTTCTGGCGATACCTTCCGGCGTGGGACGTCATCAAGCAAGTGAGGGACGCTAAGAAATTCAAGTGGGTCGGTATCTTTCCTTACGACCTATGGCGGATACAACCCGGCTGGATTCGCTACTGGAACGACCTGGACGTGCCGTGTGTGTATTCGCAGTATGGATATGACGCCTTGAAGCCTCATGTGCCTCACATTCGTTATTATCGACCCGTTCTGAACGGACATGAGTTGTTCAAACCTTTGAGCGACGACGAAATCAAAAAGGCTCGGCAGGAACTCTTTTCAACGGTTCCGGAAGGGAACAAGATTTTTGGATTCGTCGGATTGAATCAGATCCGGAAATCCCCCGAGCGCCTGGTGAAAGCCTTCATGCTGGCGAAACAATCCTGCCCTGACATAACGCTATACCTGCACACGGACGCAACCCACCTCTACAATCTGGTTCAGATCGCTCAAGACTGCGGAGCGCAATCGGGGGATCTGCTGGCAAAATCTCCTGGCGTTCACCTGAGCAGAGACAGAATGCCAAGTGTGTTCGGTGCTCTGGACTGTGTGGTCAACTGTAGCATGCAGGAGGGTCTCAGCTGGACGCCCCTTGAAGCCATGGCGTGCGGTACTCCTGTGATCGCTTCCAACACGACCGCACAGACGGAATTGGTCAAAGGCGCAGGGGTCCTGGTGCCGTGTAACGACTTATCTTACGTTCCCATGGGACCTGAAGGCAAACGGATCGATGTTGAATCTCGGGCTTGCCGGGTTTCCGATATTGCGGAAGCCATCGTGAGGGTGGCCACGGACGACGCATACCGCAAAGACTTGGGGAAGAGAGGGCTTGCCCGAGCACAAGAATGGTTTGACGGAATGGACGACATCAACGAACTGCTGACCGATACGGTAAAAACGAAGCGGTCCGTGAAGAAAATACAGGCCGTCCTGTTCGCTCAGCACTCCTCAGCCGGGGATGTCCTTATGAGTACCCAATGCCTGAAGGGGATCAAAGAGCGACATCCCAACATGCCTTTGGTTTACATGACCCAGAAGGCCTTTACGGGAATCGTTGAGGACAACCAGTACATTGATGAAGTGATCCTTTGGGATGAACGTCTGCTGAAACATTATGCCGTTGTTTACAACCCCCATGGGACCAAGATCCTTCCGGGGGGATGGAATAATCTGGATGTCACCCTTTATTCCATGTACCCGTATTTCTGTAATGTGGAAGCTGATGAGATGTTTATTTCTCCGGTTGCGCCTGATTTGATGATGCCGTCCGCTTTCAATACGGATTATATCGTCGTCCACACTACGGGAGGCAGCAAGGAATATCGCTCCTACGCCCACATGAATCAAGTGATTAAGCAGCTGGATATGCCGGTTGTGCAATTGGGCGGCGGTTCTGACGTTCGATGCGAAGGAGCAACTGACCTGTGCGGAAAACTGACCTGGAGAGAATCGGCCTGGGTCATGAAAAATGCGAAAGCGGCCATTGTGGTGGACAGCTTCATGAGTCATCTGGCCGGCGCGGTCGGGACTGACGCGGTGGTCTTATACGGTCCTGCCCCTGCCCGTGTCGTTCAACCCAGAATGCAGAACGGTGTCAAGCTGATCAACCTGGAACCGGATATGCTGAAGGTGTGCGGTGTATTGAGTCACTGCTGGAGCAACCCGCCTCGGGGGAAGATGAAGTGCCAGAGTCCTTGCATCAATACAATCAGTCCGCTTCAAATTGTTGAAGCGCTGAAGGAGGTGTTGTGATGAACCTTAAAGACATCAAGTTAAATAACGACCCTGAAAACCAGGCAATGGCGAAAGCCGCATTGATTGAGCGGATAGTGGGCGGGGAGATCCTTTCGTTTAGCAAAGAAGATGAAATAGAAATTCATCGGCCCGACAACCCGTTTGAAGATTTGAAACATAGGTTTACCGGAGAAACAGAGTTGACGGTTAGACTTCGGTCCTCAAAGCCAAGGCTTGAAGAAGCATCAGACGATGATCTGTTATCAGAAGTGGCAAGGAGGTTCAAATGATCATCGGAATGAAATGCCTCAATGAACAGCACTCCGTCAAACCCGTGATCGGTGATATCCACGACGAACCATGGGTGGACCGAATCATCGTCATAGACGGGTGTTCTTCGGATGATACGGTGATTGAACTGAAGCAGTTTCCGAAGGTTGAGGTCTACTGCCACAAATGGGAGAAATGGTTTCATGCTCAGGAAGTGATCCAGTCGAATATTCTGCTCCAGTATATTCCCATGGGTGAGATATTTTTCATCCTGGATTTTGATGAACAATGTTCCCCGGAATTGAAAACCCTGCTGGCCGACATTGACCGGGACGGTATGCCGGGGGATGTGGATTGTGTCCATGTATCCCGCAAGTCCTATGAATTAATGCGGTTCCCGGATTCCCCGTTCGCCATGCCGGATTCCCACGGTTTTTGGCTGGTGTCCCACCAAATCGGCCAATACCCTGACTTTCAGTTAAGGATAATCCGGCGACAACTCGGGATGCAGTGGGTCAATTCACCCCACCATATCATGTTCGGTTTAAAGGAGGGCCTTTTCACGAGCCAGAACATCCAGGCCGACCTGATCCATTATCACGGCAAGGAAGATGCCCGGGACCGGGATGTCATCGAGCGGCAGTGGCTCAGGAACCAGGCCCGCAGGCAGCACCTGGGGCTTGATGCGGACGTGTTCGAATGCGATGTGAAACCGGAATTGGCTCAGTACGCCGACCCCGGTTTTTGGGAGGAGAATAGATGAGGCCGTTAAAGACGTTTCGAGTGGTTAAAAACATCCCGGGCGCCATCTCCATGACGGAAGCAGTTGGGATTTACGACACGATTGCCACGCACCTGAAGTCATTTACTGGAGTGGCTGCGGATTTGGGGGCTCATGCTGGAAAATCGTCGATCGCAGGCGCAAAAGCGTTGTTAGATGCGGGGTTTAAGAGGCCTTTCTACATGGTTGATCTGGCTTATGACCTCGATAACCCAGAATGGAGGACAACGGTTCAGGGCAGTGCTGACAAAATGCCGTGGGGATACCTCAAAGACTCAGATAAAATCATAAAAAGGGCGATGCAACATTATCCGAAGTGCGAATTAATGGGTTCATCATCCCTGCAATTCCTGGCAAACCCCCATCTCGCCATCAGTTATGTTTTTATCGACGCAGACGACCACCAGGTGGATCTGGTCATGGCCGAAGTGAAGAAGTTGGAAGATATTGTGCTTCCCGGCGGGTTGGTATTTTTCCACGACTTCGAGAATCAATATATCGGACCAGCTCAGGCGCATGCCTATTTAATAGATACCGGGAAGTATGAAAACATTTCGATAGATTGGGATTCGGCAAAGGCTTACGTGAAAAAGAATAAGCTGGAAGAAGGGAATGTTTCCTGGCACATGCCCGGGATGGACTTCCCCGCATTTGTCGGGTGCGCGAGGCGGTTATGAATTACGTCATAGGCGACAGTCACGTTTCCATCTTCTCAGGCCAGGATGGGTTGAATCTGCCGGACTTGCTGCCTAACTTCCGGACCCATAACATATCGGCGCGACTGGCCTACAACTTCGGAAAGAATGATCATCCCGTGACGATTGCCGTTGATAAAGCGTTAAAAGATATCCCGGTCGGGTCCCCGGTGATTTTTTCATTCGGGGAGATCGACTGCCGGTGTCACGTTTGGAAGCATGTTGCGGGCAATCTTGATGCTGTTGTGGATGACATCGCTTCCCGATACACAAAAAGGTTGGGGCAATATATGGCCAAAGGATTTGATGTATATGCGCTGTTGCCCCATGCGATCAAGTACAAACCCGATGGCGATATCGAATCAGCGGTGGGAACCTGGGCGCAGATCACGGCGGCCAGCAAGTTGTTTAATCGGACCATGAAAAAGTGGAATCAGGACCGGTGCATATCGCTGTTTGACTGGACGTATGATCCTGAAGTGTATTTGCGGCCGGAATACTATCTGGACGACACCCATTTAAGCCAGATGTGTTTGCCGTACATGCTGGCTGAAGTTCAAAACAGGGGGCTTGAGATATGACAAGCGGTTCCTGGAGCAAACAAGACGTGGCGTTTCTGGTTGAGCTTGCGAAAGATCCCCATGTTAAAATATCCCAAGCGGCCAAAGCTTTAAATAGAAAAAGCTACAGTGTAGCTAATAAGGCAAAAAGGCTTAACATTGACTCAAAGTGGAACACTTGTCAATACGACTTTGATCTGAATTTCTTTAAGAAACATACAGCGAACCTGTGGTATTTCATTGGGTTCTTTTTTGCGGATGGTGGAATTACCCCACAGCAATTCGGATTCTGGTTATTAAAGCAAAACGCAATATTACGTTCCCTGCATCATACATAACAAAGGCAGGGAATAGGTTCTACGCTATGAAGGACATGGTTAGGAGTAAGGCTATCTTGGAAAACATGGAGGTCGTTTAAAATGAACTGGGTGTGTAAACAATGCGGCCGATCGATGAGGTCTGAAGAAAAACCAAATCACTGCTATTTTTGTCGAATTGATCACATTGAAAACGTGAGCGATGAGGATGCGGGGAAGATGGGGTTGAACATTCCCGACGATTCGCCTTACGAGTTCCCCGGCGATGTTCGGTGGGACCCTTCTACGGGGAAGCGGTTAATGGTGCCTTATGACGCCAGAACCTTGCAGCAGTTCCAACGGGATATTATGGAGAGGGTTTTGGCATGATCAGCCTCGTAATCAACCTCGACACCCGCCCAGGATTCATGGAGGACGAAACCGTTCAGGGCACCATGATGAACGGCACCCGGTCCCTGGATTTCTTCACCGAAGGGGTAAAGAACAAGGTGAAGTTCTTCGAAGGTCACGACCTGGAAACGACCGTGTTTATCGATGTCCACGAACGTCTCCCCAGGAATGTTGAGCAATGGCTGCTGGATGAGCAGGATGGCGGGATCATCGATAACCTGGTGTTTAATCGTCATACGGAGAAATTCTTAGGCGAAGACTTTCAGAAATGGAACGATCTCAATTTCTTGAACGCCATGACCATTTCGAGGGGGGATTATCTGGTTCATTTTGACGGAGACATGAATGCTTTCATCAACGATAAGTCGGTGGTAGACGAGTGGCTTCAGTGGCTTGATGAAGGGAAATACCTGTACATCTGTTATCCGAGCCAGCATTCCCCTGCCCCGGTTGTGGACCCCCGGTTCAAGCACCACTGGTGGGCGAGCACGCGGTTTTTCATGACGAAACGGGATTTCACTTTTACACCCCACGTGCATGATTACAGCGAGATTGTTCACTGCCTGAGAGATTCCGATTATCTGTATGACACTTACGGGGAGCCGGATGACCCTCGCACACCTTGGTTGGAACATATCCTGGGAATCATGACGTATTCACAGAAGGCGGTGTTTTACCCGCCCATCCAGCCGCACCGGTATCTGATCTTTGCATGGTCAAGGTACTATTCCGGGGTGCTGGAGAAGTTGAATAATTGGCCTTACGAGAAGGTGGTGGAGTACGTGAACAAGATTTCTTATCCATGCGACGTTGCGGGGACGCGGATATGAGCGAATCTAAAGTGTGCACGAAATGTGGAGAAGAGAAACCGCTAAGTGAGTTCTACAAGTCTAACCGAAATCTAGATGGCCGCATGAGCTGGTGTAAAATCCTGCTTTTTGGCTCACAATCGGAAGGTGTATTCGAAAAATACGGAGAAAGAGCGACTGAGAAGTAAGAAATATCGGGAAGTCAACCACGAAAAAGAGCTGGCAAGAAGTAGACGATATTACCAGGCGAATGCCGAAGAAGTATGTAAACGCACCAGACAGTATGAGAAAAATAATCCTGAAAAAGTACGTGAGCAAAAAAGGAGATATATAGAAAATAACCCGCGGATACTTGAATACAGGAAAGATTGGGCGAATAGAAATAAAGACAAAGTGCGTGCCGCACAGCGAAGACATAATCGTAAGGTTCTTGCTACTAAACGAGGAAGATTGCACAACAGGATGTGTTCCAGGATGAACAAATGCCTGAAGGGTGGGAAGCAAAGTAAGCGGTGGGTTGATTTAACCGGTTATTCGATTAAAGACCTTGAAAACAGGCTCAATAAAACAATGCCTGAAGGGTTCACTTGGAAAGATTTCATGGATAGTAAATTGGAGATCGACCACATTATACCAATTTCCGCTTTTAATTTTAAGACTTATGCGGATATTGATTTCAAAAAGGCGTGGGCATTAAGCAATCTTCAATTGCTGCCAAAAGTTGTCAATCGGAAAAAGTCGGATAGTCTTGATAAGCCATTCCAACCATCATTAGCATTCGGAGGAGCATATGGATAGTCTAGCAATCGCCTTCACTGGTAACGTTTTCCCTTTTGGACCAGGCCATTCATATGGCGGCGAGAGGGAATTGCAATACTTATCAGAAGGCCTCACAGACCTCGGGCACAAGGTTTATTTGTTTGCCAGGGAAGGTACAACCGTTGAAAAGGTTGAGGACTATATCCCGGTTCCCGCACTAACTAATGAGCGTGACGTTCACTTCGATGCAGTGACCCAGTATTCAAAAGAGCATGGGATTGAGTTCGACGTTTACCAGTGTAATTACTTTGGCGAAGGATGGTCAAGAGAAACTCAGAATAGATGGCCATATTGTGAGTTGGTCTGGAATCGATGGCAGCATAGTTGGTTCCAGCTGAAAGAGCCGGGGTCCAATGTCATAACGTATTCCAAGCGGCTTCAGGGGGCTTTTCACGAGATTGGGTTAGACACAACGATGATTCATTATGGTCTGCCGAAGGACCTGTATCAATGCGTTTCTGAGAAGGAAGATTACGCCGTATGGATCGGGAAGATCGAGGCAGGGAAAGCTCCGCATCTTGCTATCGAATTGGCTAAAGCCGCAGGAATGAAAATCGTTCTTATGGGGCCTCCATACAATTCCTCTCATTTCTGGCAGCTCGTCGCTCCGTACATCGACAACGAAACAGTTTTTTGGTTGCGAGGGGTGGACGACGAAATGAAAGCTGAGGTTATGAGCAAAGCCAAGGTTTTTATCAGCAGCAACGACAATTCATGGCAGGAAGATTTTGGAATAGTGAACGTAGAATCGTTGGCTATGGGTACGCCAGTCTTGGCGTTCAATCGCATAAACCAAGACTGTGCTGTCGTCACCGATAAAATCATAGAACATGGAAAACACGGATTCGTTTTGAATTATCGAGATTCCAACAACATCGACGAAATCATCGAAACCGGTGTTCCCTTGATCAACCGAATCCACACCATCAACCCAGCGGACTGCCGGGAGCAGTTCGAGAAACGGTTCACCGCGAACTTGATGGCCCGGCGGTATGAGTGGTTCTTCAACCAGATTAAGGACGGAAGCCGATTTGAGTCCCTGGAGGTGCCGTTTTGATCTTCGATTACCAAAACAGGTTCAATCAGAAAGCCAAGGTGCTGGATCACCTGAAAGAAAAACAATACGCGCGGGTCGTGGATGTCGGCGGGGTTCTCCATCCATGGGGGCGGGAATTTGTGACCCATTACGTTGATCTTTTAGAACTGGATTACGTGAAACTGAACGATCCTGTTCTTTGGGACGACAACCTTGAAAACGCCACTGGCTTTATCATGGATATCGGAAACCCCAGAACCTGGGGGCCGGTCCTTGAGGACGTTAAAAAGAACGGGAAGTTCGACTTCCTGATCTGCTGCCATGTGATGGAGCATGTGC